AGTAACATCATAGTTAATAGTGCCTGTAGCTGCTGTAGCTGATACTGTTGCTACTTCTGCTGCGTCTTGGAATACTGCTGCTAATGTAGAAGTTGAACCTGTAAATGTTTGAGTAGCTGTAAATGATGTAGCTGTAGCTGGTGCTACAAAGTCTGTACCTGCTGTTGCAGCACTAATCGCTGAAGTACCATTTCCTTTAAGAACACCTGTAAGAGTAGTTGCACCAGTACCACCTGAGCCTACAACTAATGTTGATGACAATCCAGCAGCTGTTCCAGTTGTATTTTGATTTAAAGTTGGGAAAGTACAGTTTGCTAAATTACCTGAAGCTGGTGTACCTAATACAGGAGCAGTTAAGGTAGGAGATGTAAGAGTCTTATTAGTTAAAGTCTCTGTTCCAGCAAGAGTTGCAAAATCTCCATCTGATAAAGCAGTGTTAAACTCTGCTGTTGTACCAGCTAATGTGTTAGAAGATAGGTTAATTGTTTTATTAGTAAGTGTTTCAGCACCTGCTACGGATACTAAATCAGCATCTGTAATAGCTGTATTAAGTTGTGCTAAAGTACCTGTAATTGTGTTAGAACCTAATGAAATTGTTTTATTTGTTAAGGTTTGTGAACCTGTTAGAGTTGCAACTGTAGAATCAATTGCAAATAAATTACCAGTGAGGGTTAAACCAGTACCTGCAGTATATGTTCCTGCACCTGAGAATTGAGTAAATGTCACTGGTGAAGTACCAATAGTTGTTACTGAAGCAGTAATTACCCAACCAGTGTCTCCATTGGTTGTACCATTAACAACAAAGAAGAAATCTCCACCATTTAGTTCTACTGTTTCATCTGCATTCGTTGCTCTTGTTAATACTGTACCACCAGTAGCCCAAGTATAAATACCATTGTGAGCTGTATTAACTTGGTTTTTAATAAGGACTCTATCACCATTGACTAATGTGTAGCCATCAAGTGTAGTTAAAGCTGTACCTAAAGTTAAAGTAGCCCCAACACCTGAAGTACCATTATTGTAAGTAACTGTACCAGTTAAAGCTGCTGTAGTAGCTGCAGCAACGGAAGCATGAACATGAAGACCTGTAACAGCAGCATCTACATATTGTTTTGTAACTAGTTGTAGAGCTGAAGTTGGGTCTGCAGTGACAGCAACTGAAGCTAGTCCAGTTAAAGCACCTCCACTAACAGCTGTATTAACATCATTAAAACTAAGTGTAATTGCACCTGTTCTTGTATTGAAAGAAGTTACAGAACCTGATGCTGTAAAAGCAGCTGGATTCCAAAAACTTCCATCCCAAATAAATAAAGCGTTAGTTGTTGTATTCCAATAAATAGCACCAGTTAATAAAGCATTTCCATCATTATCTAGAGTAGGAGCACTTGCTTTAGCACCTAAGTATCTATCATCAAAAGAGTCAAAAGAAGCTGCAGCAGATGTTGCACTTGCAGCGGCATTAGTTGCACTTGTAGAGGCATTTGAAGCTTGTGTAGTAGCAGTTGAAGCAGATGAAGAGGCACTTGAAGCAGAAGAAGCTGCGTTAGTAGCTGATGTAGAAGCTAATCCAGCATGATATTTAGCTGAGTATTCTCCTCCAGCCACTGGACCTGAAGTCTTTGTAGCCCAATCATTAGCTAGTGAAGCTGAAGCAGCAGCATTTGTATCACTAGTTGCTGCATTGGAAGCTGATGTAGCAGCGTTAGATGCACTAGTTGCTGCATTACTTGCTTGAGTAGTTGCTGTAGCAGCTGAACTTGTTGCACTAGATGCAGAGCTAGTTGCTGAACTTGCACTGGTTGATGCAGAAGATGCACTAGTAGCAGCGGCACTTGCACTAGCCGCAGCAGCATTTTGACTTACAAGGGCGGCGGCAGCAGCATTAGACGCTACAATACCTTCACTGGTAGCATCTGTTGTAGCATCACCTGGTCCACCTGGTCCTCTATAAATTGCCATAATTATTCCTTAATTAAAGAGTTTACTTAAAAAACTTTCTTTTTTCTCTTTAGTAGCTTTTGGCTTTTCTGCTTTTGCAGTTTCCTTTATAGCTTCCCAAGCTTGAGATGCTTCGTATGATTTTACTTCATCTTTTGTTAAAGCTGTATGAATTTCACCTGAAGTTTTATTCTTAAATTGTACAAATTGCATGGTGGTCTCCTAAATTATCTTTATGTCAACTCCTAAGAATAAACATAAAAATAGCCCCTCTTGCGAAGGGCTAAGTTGCATTAAGCAGGAACTGCTAAAGCGAAACAAGCACCATCACGGAGCTCTTTAACACCATAGAGTGTATCTGCAGTGTAAAGAGTACCAAGGTATTCTTGTTTGTATTGTGTTTGTGAACGAACACCAACTTGTTCAACTAACACAGCAGCATCTTTATGACCCATTAGGGCAATACGAGCTGCACCAGTTGCAGTATCAGCATTTGAAGAAACAAATACTGGAATACCATATAATGAACCAATTTCACCATTACGGATTGTGTTACCAGCACCAACTTCACCAACGAAAGATTGAGCTGTGTACTCACTGATACCCATTAATGTGTTTCTTGCTGAAGGAGGAATCAAGAAGAAACGACCTTCCATTGGAACATCAGCGTCATCTAGACGTTGTACAGTTCTACGGATACCTACAGATGTTAATGCAGAAGCATTAGGAGTACCTGAGTTATAAGCAGTTGTACCGTCACCACCGATGAAAGCACCAGCGTAGTTAGCGTTAGCACCGTTACCACCATTGAAACCACGACCTAATTGGATTAATGATGTGTCAACTTGTCTAGCTAAAGCATAACCAGCGTCATCTGTGTAGAAACGACGTAGTGATGATAGAGCTTGTGCTTCTACGATGTCTTCGATTAAACGTGAATATTCGTAGTGTAAGTTAATTGAAACTGCAGTATCGCCTTCAACAGCTGCTTGAAGAGTTACTTGTGCGTTTGGTCCTTTGATTGCTGCAGTGCCTCGTGTTGGTGTAGGAAGATGAACTGTGTCACCTTTTTTACCAGCAAAAGACATTTTTTTAAATAAATTTGCAGCTACTAAGTTCTTTTTGTAAGCAGCAATAATCTCGTCACTCCAAATTTCTGGAATAAAGGTTGCTGCTGAGGTAATGGTTACGTGATCTGAGCCTAATGGCATGATATAAATCCTTTTCTAAAAAGTTAAATTACACGACCCTCTCGATATGCTGCCATAATCTCAGTGGACATAGCATCATACTTATCAGGATCTGATTGCATGAGTTTAATAATATCGCTTCGACGATATTTCTTCTTTGCAACAGATTCAGTAGCTCCTTGGCTTCCAACATCAGCAGCTTTTAATTGCTGGTCTCGGTCAACCTTAGATGTTTCTGCTACTTTTTTAGTGATGTTTTGTCTTTCATTCCATGTAGAGAGAAGTTCTTTAGCAGAATCATAATCATATTGTGTTTCTGCTCTAGCAAATAGCTCTGTACGGACTTTTGAACTCTTAATCCACTCTGCAAACTCAGGAGATTGAACAACTTCACCTACATTTGGAAACTCACTCTTTAATTGTGCTAGTGTTTGCTCTCTTTTCATGAGCATAGCACTTTCTTGAGCTTGTTTAATTGCAGGATGATTGTCAATTGCCCTATTTACAGCAGATTTAGGTTCAACGAAAAAATCATCATCACTTACTGTTGCTTCTTGTGTCTTGGATTCCTTAGCTGTTTGGGTTTTAATAAAGTCGTCCACTACTTTTCGCAGTTCACCTACTTCACTGCCTTGACGACCAATGAGCTTTTCAGCTTCTTGGTGCATACTTACAATGTCTTTTAGTGATTTGCCACGATATTTTTCAGGGACATCATCTTCAATTGGTTTAGTTTCTACTTTCTCTTCGACTTTAGGTTCCAACTTATCTGTTTTCGCCATGTCGTTGAGACTAGAAGCCTCCAAATCATTTACTAAAACTTCATCTATTAATCCTGCCATATTATTTCTCCTGTGCGTTTAGCATTTTAGGAAAGAATCTCAAGCGGCATTCTGCTTGCGTTCTTTAGCCAGCTGTTGTTTACGCTTTTTATCCCAAGCAGCGGCTGCACCTGGAAAGCTTCCTGACCAACCCTCTAAGTTCACTCTAGGTGCACTGATAATTTTATCAGCGTTAGACGAACATTTAGGGCATGGAAAAGTTTGTGTGTATTCCGTTAGCTCTTCAAAGTGATAATCACAAGTAGAGCAGTGGAACTCAAACAACTTCTTCATTTTGTAACTCCTCATAGGCTTGCTCTGAAGCATCTTTCAGCGACAGAATCCATTGAAGTATATCTAGTTGTCCTTTTCGTTTGTGAAACTCCTCAAACGACTCGGCTGTATTTATTTTATTGTATGTATCAAATAGGTTTTGAGTGTCTTCTATAAAGTCAATCCAACCTTTAGTTGCCATAGTGGCAAATCTAGCTTCATAATAATCTTGCAGTTCTCGTTCCATCTATTGCCTTTTTAATAAAAGTAGTGTATAATGAGAGTGTATAATACAATTATAGCATAGAAAAACTAATTTGTCAAGGGTTTCTTACTTGCTTCCATTTGTTTCTCTACAATCTTAAGATTTTGGTCCATATCAGCCTCTTTAAGCATTAATTCAGCTATTTTTACTCTTCTATCGAACTCTGCAGAGATTTTATCGTCTTCATTCGGTAGATTTGTAGAGATAGCAGTCATTAATTTAGCTTGAGTTTCTTGTGGTTTAGTTTGAATATCCACCACATTTTTAGCTGCCATAGTCTTATTAACTTGTACTTCTGACATAGTTTTCTCAACTTTAGCTTGTGCATCTTGCATTTGAAGTTGAATTGCCATTTGTTGCATTTGTTGTTGCTGTGGATCAGGTTGTGTAGCCTGTGCAATTTGTTGTAAGAGTACATTCTTATTAGGGAGGCTAGAGTTAGCAATTACACCTTGGATAAGAATAGGAGTAATTGGATTATCTGAACCTAATGTTTTAAGTAGGTTAATGATTTGTAGTTGTTCTACTTCTCTTGCTAACATACCTAATGTTGAAGAAGGAATAAATTTCCAGTCTTTAACTGGGAACTCTTCAGGGTTAAACTGCATAAATCTCCAAGCTGCTTTCTCAATAAATGGAATGAGGAATTGATCTTGGAAATTTACTAATGTGCGTTTATTTTTCTTAAGGATGCTAGAAAGAGTTACAGATAATTCACCCCCAGCAGGTTGTGTTTGCATAGCTGCTGAGTCTAATGTACCTGTAGCTTGTAATAACATTGTTTCAAATGCTTGAGCAGTTTGAATGTTGCCACCGTCTGTTTGACCAAACTTAAATGGCATTAAAATTTCTGATGGATTACCATTTGTTAAAACAGATTTACCTGGTCTTACTTCAAACTTAGAACCTCTTGGTAAACGAGTAGCATCCATACCCATCATAGGTACAGTAGTAAGTGCTAATGAGTCTAAGTGGCTACGGAGTTGAGCATCAATAGCTTTTTGCATATTGTAGCCCTTCTCTGCAACACCTCTACCCCAAAATCTATTTGGTACTGTGTCATCTTGGTAAGCAACCACAGGACGATCCTTCATCATGTAAGGACTGCGTTCTGCCTTTAATAGATTAGTGTCATTACCAATGACAACAATAGCTTCTACTAAGTCACCATACTCTTCCATGAGTTCTGACTTTTCTTCATCTTCACCTAGTAAGTCAACAATCTCATCTTCTTGACCATCAAGTAAAGCTGCTGGTACTAAACCATAGTAACGAATAAGTTTAATCTTATCGTCATTGTATTCTTTGTCAATCCATGAAGCTTCTAAGTCACGATCAGCTGTTGCATCATCTTCGATGTCAGTGTCTTTATAGATACCTGCTTTAACACCCTCAGCTACTTTATGTGCTGATACAAACTCTTCAATAGCTACACCCATAGCGTCTTCAATAGAAGTTGCTGTTGGGTCAATAAGGAAGTTTTGTGGGGAGATAGGTTTAAGACCAACTAATACAGATTCTTTTTCTTCTACACCGACAGCTACTGCATCGACTTCAGGCATTTGTCTTGTTGCTGGAACAAGTTCTTTAATTTTCTTAGTTGTGATTTCACCAATACCAGTTCCATAGATAGAAGCTAATAAAGTAATATCACCTACTGCTTTACGAATCTTATTCTTTTTAAATTTCTCTTTCATGTAGGTTTTTAAATACTCTACATCTCTTGGATCTTGATCAAGCATATCATCATCAATGTCGAATAGATGATCACCTTGTCCAAAGACAGCCTCTTCAATATCAGCTGTGTGGTTTTCAATAGCTTGTTGTAAAGCTGGAGAAGTAATGCGGCTTCGTTCTGAGTCTCTTAAACGGTCTTCAGCAGCCCACTCACCTCGCCAAAGTCTTTCGTATTCTTTCCACTCAGTAAGGTAATTATCATCTCGGTGTGTTCTCCACTCCTCAACATATTCCATTACCCAATCAACTAATCTATTTTGTGCCATTTGATTTCCTTTTAGTAGCCTGATATAACATCTATTACTTCAAATTCTTCATCTTCGTAATCTTGAAAGTACTCCACAACTTGTATCTGATCTATGTAAGCTAGAGCATCCACCAAGTCATCATGAAGCAAATGATTAGGAAAATTAACAAGCTGATCAATAAACTCATTGTTCCATTCTCCCATATTAAGAGTTACCTTACCATGTTCAAATCGACCTTGAAGAGCCCAAATAATACGATCAGTTTTCTTTTGGTTTCCATGAGTGACATCATCAATTCTAAAATAATGATTGTACCTTCTCATCAAATCCATTAAGTATGGTAGGGCTGCATTCTTCAAGCTACCCTTTTCAATACCTACAGCAACTGGTTCATACTTCATTACTGCTTTAATAATTTGTTCACAAGTCTCTTTGATGTCCCAACGACCATGCTTAATGTCTGCTACCCACCATCCACCTTCATGGACCTTAACCACTGCAATAGCGGTTTCGTCAAGTTTACTATTCTTGTTACCTGACTCTTTATCGACATTAATAAAACCAGCCAAGTCAACTGCAATAAAATAACGACCATCACTAGGTTCTTCTTCATCAATCTTTATCCAATCTTCTTTGAAAATATCTCTGCTGGCAGCTTCAAATGATGCTAGAAACTCTTGCCTAAAAGCAAAGCTGGACATGGATTGTTTAGCAGCTTCAATTTCCTTTGCAGGGATTAAGGGGTTATCATAAGATGAATAATGGAATCCAGTCCACTCTACATCTTTACCACTCTCTGCATATTTATATAATTCGTAAAAGTGATTACGACCTTTAGGAGTTCCTATGAACATAGCTCCACCTTGTACATCGGCTAGAGCTGGTCGTAAGATTTGTTCCCAAACATTAGGTTTAATGTCTGCGTACTCATCGATCACCACAAATGCTAAACCCACACCACGAAGTGTGTCAGGTCTATCTGCACCTTTTAAGAAAATCTTTCTTCCATTTACCAATGTAAGGATAGAAGTGTTTTCATGTGCAGCTGTTATGACTTCGTGTCCTAGTTCCTTTAGCAACCCCCAAAGAATATCTTTCGCTTGTTGGTAGGTTGGAGCAACATAGAACACATCTTTATTCTTACTCTTTAACGCTTCAATGAGAAGCATCCATGCAGCTAAACGAGATTTACCAAAGCGTCGTCCTGCAGCTACAACTTTAAAACGAGTCTTGTCGTTAAATACCTCAAGTTGCTTCTCATGTAATTTTACTTGTAAGTTAGCCAATGTTAATTAAGCATACCTTCTTTTTTTCTATCTGTCTCTATGCGTTTTCTATTAGCTGTAATATTGTCGTAGTAGAAAGCTTTATTATTTTCTATAGCTTCCCTTGCAAGTCTGTAAACATCTTCTTCAGTTTTAGCTTTCTTTGCTATTTCTAATCCAAGAGCATTATTAAACCTATCCATGTCGGATTCTTCTTTGTAAAGGTTTCTGTCTTGCTCAGAAAGTTTCCACTCATTGTAATTGCCTAAACCTTTTGCTATTGTCTCTCCAAACTTCCTAGCATATAAAGCAGAACCTACAAGATGGCGATAGGCATCACTAGCCCCAAGAACAGTTCCCTCAGAACCATAGAGTTGATTACCAGGTTTTTCAGCTACAGTTTTCATATCGAAGTATCCTGGCTTATTAAACCAGTCCACTGCTTTTGAAATTACAGCATAAGGGGTAAATTTATCCTCTTTGTCCATCGTCTTCTTTTATTTCCTCGTAGTCAGCTTCTTGTATTTCTTCTTCACTCGAATGTATCACTGTATCACCGACACCCATAATTTGGATGTTAATCTGATTACTTTTCCCTTTTACTTTTTCTAGATAGTCAGCTGGAAGGATACGATCCATGACAATCTTTA